TTATATGTGCGCTTAATTTGTACAATAAAAAATAGTATCTCAACATAATATACATTTATAATCATATATGTTTATATGTTATGTGAATAACATATAAACGAATTATTTACTGGATCGTCCCTATATAGATATAGATGATATGCCGTTATTGCAACAACGGTTTAATAGACAAATTTCAAAACTTGAAAACAGAAAAAAGATGTTATTTGAGCAATGGTGTAAGAATAAAAAAGAAATTCAAAAAAAGTTATATCGTTTTGTTGATTTATCTAAATGGGAGAAAAATAATAAACATTGTTACAAATTACATAAAAAAATGAAATATATTTTTTTAGATCAATCGAGTATAATAAAAAGAATAGAAAAAATGTTAAACAAAATATCAACTTGATGTTTCAGATTCAATTCCTAAATAAAGGAGTTTATTTTTATGTCTTTTTGCATTATTATGTCTTATAAATTGTGCTTCCGATGATGTTCCTACGTTACAATGTTCACAATAAAAATTCATTTTTTCTTTTTGTTCTTCTGGTGACATATGATGTCTTATTATATGCGTATCCATTGAGGTTTTCACCTTAGTTGTATATAAACAATGAGGACATTTATCTGGTATTTTCTTATCTTTCCTTACCTTACGTCTCCCAGTTAAATGTAATTGTGATTGTAAATGAAGTTCATAAGAATTTTTATATTCAGTAATAAAGTGACATTTTTCACAAACATATTCTTGATTTTTTATACTCATTATATTATATATAAGTATATAATTATTTATATATTTTATACATATATAAATAATTATAATTAACATTATTTTGCGGTTATTTATAAAAATTTTAATTATAAATATATAATATATAGAATGAAAAGAAAAAAGAAGAAATCCGAAAATGATAATAAAGAAAAGTTTGATTTTATGAAGGCAAACAAAGACAATATCAAAAATATTGTTAGGGATGATAATACAATTGTAAAGTTGAATGAAATTATACTTAATGTTAATAAAATAATTATCCATACATACAACTTAATTAAACTATATTGTTTATATTTGTATGAAAATTGTAAAGAGATACCTATACTTGATAAGGAATTTATAATGGATGTTTTTAAGGTTATTACGATTCGTAAATGTGGAAGCGGTGGATATAGAGAAGACAATATGCCACAACAACTTAAGAACTTAACAGAGTTTTACGAAGAGCATTACAAAGAAACAACCGACAAGGATGAAATATTATATTATGATAAATTAAGTTATATTTTAGCATATGAAGCAATTGATATGGAAAAGAATATAAATGTGAATATTCAGGAACATTTTATTCAACACTTTAACAAGTTTGTCAATGTATCATTTAATTTGAGAAAGAAACATCAAGAAATAACAAAATCTAAATTAACAAAAGAAGAAAAGAAACTTGAACGACAAGAATTAAATAAAGAATTTAAGGATGTGAAAAATGATGTTTTAAGTTTTGATAAAGAACTAACATCAAAAAAGAAATATCATAGATGGATTACAAAACAAAGAAAACAAATATTTGATAAAAAAAAATCGTTTGATAAAGATAATATTTGGTATGATTTGAAATCGAACACAAAAGACTATCTGAAACCAATGATTTATATAGGTAAGGAATTAGAGAAAGTCTATGACGATATAAATGAAAAGATTGAAAATAAAGAAAAAACTGTAGAACAAATAAGATTATTTAATGCATTACCATTAAGAACTAATATTGTACCAAAAAATATATGTATTGATACACCAAGTTTAATTCAAAATTTTGTAGAAGAATCAACCGCAAACTATTTGAAAAATTATAAGAAAGAAAATATGCAATATGATTTATGGAACAGATTTTTTAGACTTAACAAAAAAGTATTCAAAAAGAACCAATATGACTACAATTATATGATAAAAACAGATGCTATTTCCGCATCTATTTTATTTATAAGGTTGAAACCAGATGGAACACCAATGAAAAAGATGAACAGACAATGCAAAACAGAAGATGATACAAAGTATATTGAAAAGACAGAATTTACAGAAGATATGAAGAAAATGAATATAGTTGCAATTGATCCAAATATGAGTGATCTTATATATTGTGGAATGAAAGATAAAAATAACAACTTAAAAACATTTAGATATACACAAAATCAAAGAAGATTAGAAACACGAAATAAAAAATATATGAAGATAATTGATAATGATAATAAAAAAGTAAAAATAAATGATAAGACCATCAAAGAAATAGAATCTGAATTATCAAAATATACATGTAAAACAAATAATTACGATAAGTTAAAAGAATATTTGATAATTAAAAATAAATTAAATATAACATTATATGAACATTATTCACAACAATATTTTAGAAAATTTAAGTTAAATAGATTTATAAATACTCAAAAAAGTGAAGCAAAAATGATAAATAATTACAAAAATAAATTCGGTTCAGAAAAAGAAACAATGATAGTAATGGGTGATTATGATAAAGAAGGACATATGAAAGGTTTAGAACCAGTTATTTGTAAAAGATTTAGAAGATTATTCAAAAATGCAGGTTATTTAGTTTATTTGGTAAACGAATTTAGAACATCAAAATTATGTAATCATTGTCATGAAGAGATAGAACCATTTTTAGAAAGAAAGAGCTATAAACCTAAAGACATAAAGAAGAACAAACTTATAACTGTTAATGGATTACTTTGTCATACAGACAATAAACAATATTGTGAGCTAATCCATAACAGAGATAAGAATGCTGTTCAAAATATGTTATTTATTGTAGAAGAAATTAAGAAAAATGGTAAAAGACCTACTAAATTTAGTAGGTCAGAAACGAATTCATCTGCTCTTCGCGGGGTAGAATAACCAAATTTTTGCAGGTGGGTGTATCATTTAAAAGTGACCCCGCTGTAAAAAATATATCATCAAGAGCTTTAATTACTTGTAAACCAACGTAATATGACAACATAACAGGAACGGCATTGCCGATTTGTCTATATATGCTATTTACTGACCCAGTAAAAACATAATCGTCTGGAAAAGTCTGTATTCTTGCATATTCCATAGTTGTTAATGGGCGCGTTTCATCTGGATGGCATCGCTCTGTTTGTTTTTGGCATGGTGATGTTGTTAGTGTTAAGCATGGTTCATCCCACGATAATCGTTTAGCAATTCCGCGTTTACCTCCACCAGAGTTAATACTATTGCCCATATATGATGTTTTAATATCGGACGGTAAATCGATCCAACACCCGCCTGGTGGTACTAAATCTAGTACTTTTTGTTTCGCACTTGAATAAGAAACCCCGGCGCTATCCCGAACATTATTAATGGCATCACGTAGTGTTATTACATGATTACGTGGTGTTGGGAAGTTAAATTTAACATTATTCGTTGTTCCTATAATAAATAACCTTTTTCTTTTCTGTGGGACATTATAATATGTTGCATCAAGTAATTTATATTGCACGATATAATTTAATTCCTCTAATGTCTTTATCATTTGCAAAAATGTCACACCATTGTTTATATTTAATAGCCCTTGTACATTTTCGATTAAAAACATATCAGGCAATACTTCGTGCAATACCCTGACATATTCAAAAAACAAGCCTCCTTTATGTTTGTTATGTAACCCATCACGCTTCCCAGCAATACTAAACGATTGACATGGTATACCCCCAACAACGATATTTATTTTATGTTTATATACACTAAAATCAAATTTCGATATATCAACACACTCTATTTTACATTCTCGATTATATGTAAAGTTATTGCGTAATGTTTGTACACATTGCTTATCTATGTCAAATAATGCAATTGGTGATAATCCGCTTAATTCTAATCCATAACTTAAACCACCGCATCCGGCACATACTTCCAAATATGTGTATTTATTAGTCATTTTAATATATTAATTAATATTTATTCTTTAATGCAATTATTTTTCATTTTTTATAACAATATAGAATTAATAAGTATTAATATACCAATTAGTATACATATCCATACATATGCATATTCGGTATGACTAAAATGCTCAATCATATCATTTTCATCATATTTGCTCAAATTCATTGTAAATTTATTAACATCGTAGATCGATTGCTTTAATTTTTTGTTTTTAAGCATATCTATTAATGTATTAATATAATTCTCTTTGTTTTTTTGCTTTGCTTTGGATAACCATGCGCCTGACCAATAATGTATAGCATATGCATATTTATAGTAATACGGTTTTGTAATCTTATCAATATATCTTTGCTTATTTAGATTTCCTTTAAATAGTTTATTGCAAGTAACATCTAAAATTGGATATAATACAGGAGGTTTATATACAGTTATATTAAACTCCTGATGATACTTTAACACCATATCTGTAATTAAGAATGGACCAGTTGAGTATAATACATCTGTGCTATGTGACCGTGTTATGAGTTCATTGAATACATTTTTCCAAAAATCATGCCTTGGGACAGACATCATAATAGCATTTCCTATTATAACACTTCTTTTTTGCTCTTTTGCATGTTGTAGTGGTTCTGCTCCAAATACTAGTTCTTTATTAACAATTAAATCATCCATACTACGCAATGCCTGAAAATCTAAATCGGCATATATACCACCATAATGATATAGTAAGAAATATCGTATAGCATCCGCTTTTTGTATATATTTTGTATATTTCGTATAGGTATCTAGAAAAAACGAATAATTATTTTTAATAAAATTAAAATTATCTTCCTCCGTCCATAACCAATAATCCCATGTAGGATGCTCATTTATCCAAGATTTTTGAAAATCTCTAAGATAATATGGGACATCTTGTGTATTCCATGTCTGATGTATTATTTTTGGGATCATATATTATTATATTATTTTAACACATAATAATATATGATATGGTTAATGAATCATTACAAAATTGGTTTAATACGATCAAATATATATTGTTGATTTTGTGGTGTATTCTGACATAAATTAGTAGCATGTGTGATTAATTCAGCACCTTTCAACCCACCTTGATGTTCTTCGCGAGAATCACTTTTTATGATGTTTAATATAGTTGGCATTGCTTTAATTATTTTTACAATTATAGCATATATGTTCTTATTTTGTTTAATATTTAATTCATATTCACCTGAAATATTATTAACATGATCAACAATATAATATGTAAACGCATCGTATAAATTACATACCATGTATACAATAATGGTATCTTTCGTACCGGATCTTGAATTCATATACACATATAAATATGTATCCGTATACTTTATTATGTTAGATGTTATCGGGTTTTTTATTCTATAGCGATTGTATACATTTTCCAAAAGTCTATCGGTGAGCACTTTTAATATATGTGATTGAGTATCAATGGTCGGAGTAATCGATACACGATCATATAATTCTATTTTAATAAATCCAACTGGCTTAAATATACATGATGTATCCGTATTATTTAATCGATAAATAGAATTTACACGATATTGTATTGCACCACCATATTGTTTTTTTAGCAAATATTTTCTTTTATATTTCAAATATTTTGCGTAATAATCCATATTATATTTATAATATAACATTATTAACATTACTTTTTATTTAGCGCATTATGAACAATAATCTTATTTATAACCCCCCCCCCATAGATAATATATTTTATACATATACATACATATTTTTTTCAAAATTTGTTGATCCCATTTATATTTATGATTTATTAAACATCATTTTGTAATATAGCGGATAATTTTCCTACTCGTTTTTTTACCATTATATTTGGAACGTATAATTGTAGACCGCTGAGCTTTGATCCAACACGAATATTTATAGGATCGTTGTCACTTTTTTCCAATTGAAAAAAAGTTACCTTATTGTCTGTATTACCATTTGTTTTATCGAAGTTTCTAAATCTGTCATCACACACATCAATATGTTTGTTCATACCATTCATTTCATATGACGCTTGGTTTATTTTTACAGTTAAAATATTGCTATGTGCGATACTTTTAACTGTAATTCCATATTCCATTAATAACATTTTTCTACAAATATTTTCTAACGATTTTATGAAATTGATGATGTTGCTATCAACAGTCATAACCACAACACATGATATGTTGTGCATGCTATAAGCAAAACCAAAGATATTATTTATCATAACTGTTTTTAAATCTATGCGGTAATTTTTGTAGAAATTGAAACTTATGTATTTTGCATCGATATTGGGATTTTTTCTTAACATATTTTTATCAGGTTTTAAGATAATATTTATTTTCACCATACTTAATATCACGTTAACAATATCTTGCGGGAATATCTGTATCAGTTCATTGTTTATACTGCACAGTTCATTTTCCAAATATCGTTCAAACATTTGTTTAGCATAAATTACCAATATAACACACTGTATTTAATATGATGATAATTTCAATTTTTACACCTTTTCACATTTCAAACATCGATTTATTTGATATATTTTTTTAATAATTTTTTCTTGGAATGATTTTTTGACATATTTATTCGTTATATTAGCATGCACCAATAAATATGTTTTTATCAATATTATTAAGTGCAACTTCAATGTTGATCATTAAATTATTATGAATAAACGCATTAAAAGCATCCAATTGCGTTCATGAAATGTTGATAATGAATCCTATTTACCAAATAATTATATTTGATATGGTTAATGAATTATTCTGTTTGAATTGTGAAATGTTGTCGTAAGTATCCATTCTCGTGTCGACGTCCAATTAATTTATCTATTAAATCTTGTCCACGCAATCCATGTGATTGCGATGAACGATCATCTTTTTTAGCATATTCAATTATTCGTGGCAAGTATGTAAAATACACAACCTCACACAAAAATAGAGTGTATATGTCGTCGGGTATTGTTGATTGTGGTGAGCTGATTACATAAAACGAGACATTCTCGCCGACATTTGTTACAGTATATGAAAAACATGTATAGGACTGTCCAGTAAATATTTGTCGTATTACAATGCAACATAATGCATATACAACAGTATATTTAAACAAACCATATAACTGCGAAGAGGGTGCATCAATACTTCGTATTGATACCCCGCAAGCGTGCGGATTTTTTCTCCATTTATTGTACAGGAGTAACCGCAATCAATAGTTGTTATATATTTACCATACACAAACACATATCAATCCATATTACTCGCGGTATCATACTGAAATGCGTTTTCGGAACGCCAGTATTTGTGCGAGACAATGCACTGATATATTGTATTTGGTATGTATGTACTTTATGATTATGCATTAATTATTACATTTGTTTATACA